AAAAAAGCATAAGCCATGGGTGTATTCCTACTTTTTGCTGGCGGCAATTATGATAGATGTGGCGGTCTAAGCGATTATCATTCAACATACAAAACGCTTGAAGATGCTTTTAATGCTGCAGATAAGTTGATTGGAACCGATAATGAAAATGGAACAACTTATGATTGGTATCAAATTTTAGACACGCAAAATCCTGATGGATATTTTTGTGATTACTTTAAGAGAGCGAAAAAAAATGACTTAATAACTTGTAACCCCTAAGCCATGGAATGGACACGCATAACCCCGCAAACTATGCCCGACTTTATGGAGGAGGTTTTCATCGCCCTGAACGATGGCAACTACGCCGTTGCTTGGCTCAGGGATAACCCGACACCAACATTCACCAACATCCACGGAGATGTGTGGTGGGTGCATGAAGTCAGCCATTGGATGTACCCTCAACCCCCGAAGCCATGACCACGTCAGTAATTCACCACATGGTGCAGGAAGTAGCCAAAATCTTCAACACCACTCCCAGTGCTATCTGCTCGGCGAATCGCAGGCGGGAGAACGTGCTTGCCCGCAACATCGTCACCGACATTGCCTACAACGACTTCCTATTCAAATACCACGAAATCGGGGTAGTTATAGGTCGCACCCATTCAACCCTCATCAAAAACAAAAAATCCTACGAGCAGGACATGATTGCCATGCCCGAATTGAAATACATCCGCAGACAAGTTTTGCACAATGCGCAGGACTATTTGCTACATTTGTACGGTGGCTATACTTCTAATTAAGTGCTACTTAGGTAGTCGGTGAGCCTACGATAATCGGCAAATCCGTGAGATTCGGACTGGGGGATGCCTAATCGCATCCCCCTTTTTTTTTGCATACCTTTGCGTATGCAGTCAGCGGAAACCATCATCCTCGACCTCCACCGCAGCGGAGAGATTCGCAAGGCCTGCATCACCATCACAGGCGGCGACCCTCTTTGGCGGGATTTGGAACAGGAGTGCGTGTTAATCCTATTGGAGAAAGACCCCGACAAAATCCTGCAAATCCATGGGCAGGGGTACTTCAAGTTTTACGTTGTCCGCTTGCTACTGAACCTGTACCGAGGCAAGAACAACCAGTTTGCGCAGAAGTACCGCCACCACGACACCACCGAAGAAATAGACCCAAATGCTGATATGACCCACGAAGAGTACAGTTCCCTCGTGGACGATATGTGGGCCATCGCAGAAGCCGAGATGGATTCATGGGCGAAGGAGGGAGCGTTCCCCTATGACAAGGAATTGCTGAAACTCCACATGGCGACCGGGAACATGAAGAAACTAAGCCGAGAAACAGGCATCCCCTACCGCTCAGTGATATACTCGATAGAACAAGCCAAGGCCAAAATCAAGGCCGCAATTTTACTCAACCATGGAACTGATACTCCCGCTACTCGTTAGTAGCCTCGCCGCTCTCGCAATCGCCGAATACCACGTCCTGCCCGCTTGGTGGTATCGGACTTGGTTCGCCAAGCACAAGCCGTTCTCCTGCGTCACCTGCCTATCGTTTTGGCTTGGATTCATGTTTGGCATCACGGTTTTTGATTTCAATGTCGTGGTTATCCTTGCCGCCATCCTGTACGGCCTTGCCTCTGCCGGGTTGACCGTGGTCATCCTGCAACTGACCAACCGATGACCCAAGACGAGTTCCTGCTTGCAGCCAAGCATCGCCACTATTGGGAGCAATATCAGGCATCCCTGTTCATGCGGCTATCCCCCGAAGCCGTCCATGACTTGCAGACCATCCTCGTTGCACACGGCCGACCCAATACGAATTGGTGGTGTGCCGACTGCGTAAAATCGGCTCTCCAATACATTTACCTACAAGCGGACTTGTTCCTCGAAGTCAACCAAAATACCATAACGCACCCACTGAATGTCAACCCCAAAGGCGAAGGATGACGAAGCCCAAGTGCAGGCTCGGATGGATTCGCTGATGATGGTCATAACGACCCTCTGCGATTGCATCGGAGCGGTGGATGAATCCAATGCCCCGAACCAGTACGAAGTGAAAATGAAAATCGTAAACAAGATAAGCGACCTAATCGACAAAATCGAATACTAATGGGAACCAGCAAGGGACACGGCAAGTACATTGAAACCCCCGAAAAGATGTGGGAGTACTTTGAGGCATACCGGGCAGAGGTCAAGAACAACCCAAGGACCAAGACCGTATTCCCCGGCAAGGATGCTATCCCCCAGCGTGAACCCTTAGAGCGACCGCTGACCTTGGAAGGCTTTGAGAACTGGTGTGCGGATGCAGGGATAATCGAGGACCTAAGCAACTACTTCGCCAACACCAAGGGCAACTACTCCGATTATTCAACTATCTGTTTACGCATAAAACGGGTCATCCGTCAAGACCAAATCGAAGGGGGCATGGTCGGTCAATACAACGCAAGCATCACCCAACGCTTGAACTCCTTGGTCGATAAGCAAGAGAATCAAGTGTTCATTGAGCAATGGACCGAGGAAGATGAATGAAGATCATAAACACCACCGCCAAGCGGAAGATTGAATCGCTGACCCATCGTAAACGGGTCATCCAAGGAGGGACATCGGCATCCAAGACCTTCAGTATCCTTTGCGTTTTAATCAAGCAGGCTTGCAGGAAGAAGACCGAAATCAGCATCGTAGGGGAAACCGTGCCTCACCTTCGGAGGGGTGCGATTCGGGACTTCATCAAGATAATGATCGCCAAGGGCATCTTCGTTCCGGCAAGGTGGAATAAGACCCTGCTGACCTACCAGTTCGCCAATCGTAGCACCATTGAGTTCTTTTCTGCTGACCAAGAGGCAAGGCTCCGGGGTGCAAGAAGGCAGGTGCTATTCATCAACGAGGCGAACAATATCGACTTTGAATCTTACTACCAGTTGGCTATCAGGACAAGCGAGGCCATCTACATCGACTTCAACCCGACCCACGAATTTTGGGCGCATACCGAGGTGCTAAGGGAAGCGGATTCCGAACTGCTAATTCTCACCTACCAAGACAACGAGGCCCTGCCGGACACCATCCGCAAGGACATTGAACTGAACCGCACCAAAGCCGAAACCTCTGCATACTGGGCCAACTGGTGGAAGGTGTACGGCCTCGGTCAGGTAGGAACGCTTCAGGGAGCCATCTACGAGGACTTCGAGGTGGTGGAGGGTATAGATGTCAGCCGTGCGAAATTCGTTGCCCTTGGCCTTGACTGGGGCTTTAGCAACGACCCTACGGCCTTGGTCGCTATCTACCGCCAAGGGGACTGCCTGCTCATCCAAGAACTGCTCTACGCTACAGGCCTCACGAACCAAGACATCGCAGACAAACTGCGGTCCTTGGGGATTACAAGGGCTTGGGAGATCGTGGCCGATTCAGCAGAACCCAAGTCCATCGAGGAAATCTATCGGTTAGGCTTCAACATCAAGCCAGCGGAGAAAGGCCCCGACTCGGTCAGGAACGGTATTGACATCCTCAAGCGATTCAAGTTGCAGGTTACCAAGGACTCGACCAACCTCATCAAGGAACTGCGGTCCTACACTTGGGCCACCGACAAAGAGGGCAAGAACACGGGTGTCCCCATTGACTCATTCAACCACGCCTGCGATGCCCTGCGTTATGTGGCTCTCAACAAATTGAGGGTAAGTAATTCGGGCAAGTATGTTGTGGTGTAACTTTGCCCCATGAACCCCGAACGCATCCTTGACCTGACTACTAAACAATTTAAAACAAACTAAACAAAAGAAATGAAAAAGTTTTTTACAATTTTCAGCATCGGTGTATTACTGGTAAGCTGTAATGCCACCACCATTTCTCAAGATAAGGAGATGCTTCAAAAGAAATACCCAAAATGTATTGTGTATAGTGTTGAAGGATGTCGATACATAGTGGTGGATTCTACAAATGTGTTAGATATTAGGGTAGAGATGGATGGAGCCATTAGGTCTACCGTGAAAATAAAATAATAAAACCAAATGAAACAAGATGAACCTCGAATCCATCCTTGACACGCTTTTGATTTTTGGCAGATTCGTCCTGCTATTGGTCTTGATTTTTGCAATCTTTGCTATACTGGTATGAAAATCAACCGCCCCGTGATTGGCCTTGACTTGCCCGAACCCGCTCCTATGAAACTCGTCCACTACTATCACATCTACTGCGGAGGGGGAGGGCAATGGCAGCTCATCCTGAACCAGCACATGATGGCCCTGTGCAATTACGGCCTCATCGAGCAATTGGACGAGATTCGTGT